ATAGCACGTTGGACGTGTTTCAGCCAACGGCGGCGAAGAGATTTGGTAGGGGAACCATTCTCTACATGAGTCATGCCGATATATACCATCGACTTGACCTGAATCTTGTAGATCAGGTGGTTCCGATCAGACCGTTTTTTCCGTCGTTTCGTCATCATGCAAGCATTATAGCACACCCAGCAGCGATGTCAACACCTTTTTTGCATGGCAGATATACTAAAAATGCATAACAAAATGATAATATTACCTATAGAAATCTTCTAAATCATCATAATTATTTTGGACTTTATCCCACTCTTTTTTCCAGTTTTTATTCTTTCTTTTTTTCTCAATCATTTTTGTTTTTACTGGTTCATCATCATAATATTCATTATCATAATTATATGACATTTTTTTAGATGTATTTCTATTTTTCATTTATGTAACCTTATCTTCCTTTCTGATTAAACCAAAATATCTGGAAATGCTTCTTTCACGATTCCATATGTCAAACCTTTCACCGATGTTTTCTTTTTCATAATCATATTAGCAAATACTTGAGCCTCTTTTGATTCCATTGATTCAAGTATCTGAATTAGAATTTCCTCTCTACGTTTCATAGTGAGATTTGGTGGAGTTCGAGGATTGTTTTTTTCAAAGAGATATGCTCTTTGAATTTCTTGGTGAATCGAGTTGTAACCAAGTCCTGGCGGAGCATCAGATGCCTTATACTCTGGAATTTTATCGAATACAAACTCGATGTTTGGATCGAACATACCTTTCAAAATGCTTTTGAGAGCGTATGACTGATTATATTGAAGGACCAATACACGGTCCTTCGCAGTTTTAGACTTTTCAACTTCTTCAAAAATTTCATAGATATTCTTCATTCATAACTCCTTAAAATTGATCTGCAACTTCTATTAGGTTGCGTAGTCGTTTACTCATAAAATAATCCAGCATATTCATTCTTGTTGAAGGCTTAGTGTTTTCATATGATTCAACAATAGCCGTTTTGATTTTGTCTGGAATGTAATCGAGGTCAACAAGCATTTGGTTTCGCTTAAAACCACGCACCATCATTTCAGTCACACAAAATGCTTCTGGTGGTGAGCTTAGCCATTCAGTTAGTTTCTTTTTAGAGATTACTTTTTGCCTTTCACCCATAACAAATGTATTATCTGGTGAAAGGAAATTTGGAACACCATCACCCCTATCACCTTTAATGATATGCTCTTTGATAAAGAGTTGTGGGTCTTCTGTTTTGATGAACCTTTTGAGAATTGGGCTGTATTGTTGAACATTCTTATACTTTTGTAGTTGTACGAAATCCTTATCCGAAGATAGAATCAATACATCTTCAGATGATGAATATCGTGCAGTCAATACTGCAATAACATCATCTGCTTCTGCACCCTCAACTTCAAGGACACGATATGGGAAATATTCTTTGAGTTCGTCTCGAATTTTATTGAGAGTTTCAAAGATAAGAGTCCAATCATAATCAGATGCATCACGAGCCTTCTTACGATTGGATTTATAGAATGGAAATACTTCACGCCTCCAATACTTTTTGGAGTCGCAGCAGATTACCAAGTTTCCATATTTTGATTTGAATTGTTTAATGTATGATAGAAGGCTACTTAAGACTAGATGACGCACCAAATCTTCAGAAATATCTGACTTTGGATTTCCATTTAGTTGTTGCATCAGGTTGGAAATGAGAACCTGATTTAAATCCACGAGTATCAAGACAATCTCCACATGTTTGTATTAATGATGTATTATATAGGTGTCAGTCGTCATTGTCCAGTGAAATATCATCCATACGAATAATATCTACGCTCTCATCGATGAATTGATGAAATTCGTGTTTAAGGTCCATTGATCTATAAATTGTGGCAGATAGCACTCCTGTAAGAAACATAAAATCTTTTCCAAAAGTATCCTTTTCAATATCCATACCAAAGCCTGATAGCTCGGCAAGAATATTTGTAGTGATTTCTTGCACGAGCATATCAGCAAAGTTTTGTGCTCCCTTTTCCTTCATTTTTGATAACATATCTTCTGTGAATGAAGGACTGTGGCGAACAATTTTATCTTGTGGGAAACTTAGAATGTTATCTGTCATTTAATGATCCTCAGTAGAACTGTATCAATATTTATTCTTCCAGACACTTTTGATGGTTTAGTCTTGATATCATCCATCAACTTATTCAGTGGAATCTTACCAAGAGTAAGGACTGATTGTATCACATCAGCAGGCTTACGCAACTTCTTTGTTTGCGAAGTCTTCTCATCAAATCCAGAGACAGTAGTGCCTGTTACTGATAGCCCAGATTTATCTGTAGCACAAAGCACAGTAAGATTTCTGGTTTTTGTATTGAATACCCAAAGTTGAGAGCATCCAACAATATCAGAAGCTTTTACACTCTTGATATTGTATTCAGTATCTTCTTTCTTATAGTTTAACTTTGATACTTGAACAGAAGCAGGCTTAGCCTTTTTAGGCTGAACCTTGCGAGGCTTTCTCACAACTGGAGTTTGGACACTACCAGCAGAGATAATAGATTCAACAAAAGCCACATATCTTTTTAGTTGTGCTTTCTTGATATGTGAATACGCATCTTTCACATCTGCATCTGTGCCTTTGTATGCAAGAGACAGTTCTTCGTGTAGAGGGGTATAATAATCAACAATTTTCTTTGCTACCTGTGGTTTGAGTGCCTTGGTCTTAAACCAATTGATAGCATTGAAATCTGATTTATACTTTTGACAGAAAAGGTCGATTTGTCCTTCAAGTTCAGATATAAGAGCACTAACCTTTTGTGCAGTACGCTCTTGAATAGATACAGTTTTGTCTTCAGTCACCTGCTTTTTATCAGGAACCAAATCAATGATATCGTTCAGTTTAGATGAAACTCGCTTATGAATATGCTTGGGCAGACTGCCACCTTTAGATAAGATGCGGCAGTTCCACCCAATATTCAAAAGCTTCTGTGGTTCAATCTCGTTGACTTTCTTGATAGTTTCCCTATCAATCTTTTTAGCCTTCAGATAATCAATAACAAACTTCTTTGCATCATCTGCACTGTGAAAATAGTTAAACCAGTTATAGGCACGAATGACTTCAATATCAGAAGACTTGTTAGTTATAACAGGTTCTTCACCATGATACTTGGCATCAATAGATATGCCTCTAGCCATTTTTCGCCCTTTCCACCAAGTCAGAGAAGTGATATTCCAGAAATTCTGTTATTAGACAGGCACCATTCTCAGAATACTCTTGTAGATCGTCAATGTAAAGTGCCTCATCCCATGCTTGGGTGATATCTGTAAATACCTTACATTCACCGAAGTAAGATACAATCATATCAGGGTTTGGCGTCCATGTCAAGGACTCATTATGATATTGGCCATAGATGTTATCTATGGCTTGTGCATGAACAACTCTAAATTCTGGTCCATACGTTTGAAGAATATAAGTCCCATTATCAGCAGACATTTTTACCTCACCGCTTCTTTCGTTCTCTACGTGCACGCCGTTTAGCAGAACCAATTTTCCTTCGACCTTTTCGTGGCCGATTTTTATGCGGATGTGCCATAATATTTCTCCTTATACTGCTTCTTCATATCTAATATATTTTACACTATCAATTCTAAATGAACGCCAACCTTCATTTTCCAAATCCCAAACTGATAATACATTATCATTCTTTTTACGAGTTTTCTTTGGTTCTTCGGTTTCTTCAACGACTACTTCAGGTAGATATTTTGAATTGAGAGTACAGCGAAGTTCTCGGATAGTTCCATCCTTCTTTTCAAAGGATACAGTAGCAATCCATTCTTTTAGGTTTAGTGCGAGTTGATCACGATCAGTCATTTTTCGTTCCTTTTTCTACGAAGCCATGAATATATAGTAGTTCGCTAACGTAGTTTTCAAGAAGAATAATCAACACCAAACTCAATATTGGAATCCAACTGAAATACTTTGGATAAAATGCTGCGATAAAACATGAGGTTGCGACCAAAAGTCTTACCATAAGAACACAAAATGTCAAAGGAAGAAGATATGTATAAGTAATCTTGTGCTTAAACTCTTCATCCATAATATCACCCCTTCATGAGTTTGTCAACCATATTCGCAATTGACATATAAGCATCCAACTCTTGATAACCGCCAATAAGTTCACCATTAAAGAAGATTTGTGGTGTAGTCAATTTTGCATTTGGACCAAGTTTATTTTGCAAGTCTTCTTTGCTATAATCTACACCATACATCAATATTGTATATGGTAATCCATTTTTTGTCAATAGGTCTTTTGCTTTATCACACCAAGGACAATCATCCTTACTATAAACAATAATTTCAGGCAATTTAGTCATAGTTTTCTCCCAAGAGATTTAGCGTCTTCGTCGTCGGTGATGTACATATATGCTCCCTTATTTGTATAAGGAGCAATTCGTGATTTTTTACGTTCTGTTTCCGCAATAACCTCTTTCTTTTCGGAAGTTCTTTTCCACTTATAATCATCAATAGTATTCTTATATCCATTAGACGGAATGGAATCTGATGTAGGAGCAACTTTCCTTTGTGGTGCTTCCTCAATCTGAACTAGTTTTCTTGGAGTATCTTTGCGAGGTTTTGAAGAAATCCCCATAGATAATAGGAACTTTTTATGCTCTTGTTGTGCTTGAATAAACTTTTTGGATTTAGGGGCAGGCTTTTTCTTTGAACTTTGATTAGTGTAGATAATAGCCATGTTTCACCATAGGTTTAGAACCGACATAATAATAAAAGCCATGATAGATGTCATAAGTAAAAATGCTGTCATGGCTTTTACAAACTCGTACATATTATAGTCTCCTTCAGAATAAATGTCAAGTGTTTTTAATCAATACCATCTCTCTCATCAATCTTTCTGATTGTCCAGAAATCATCAGAAAGTTCTGTAGTTGTCATGTAGTCATAGGGTAGATAATAGTATCCTTTATCACCACATTCCGTTCCCCAGGAATTATGAATTTCAAATAGTTTTGTTTCATCATTGTAACCAGAACATACTACAGCATGACCTCCATCCATCTTATCATTGGTGCGAGGCATAGGAATAATACCATTATTTGATTCTGCTTCATCCATTGACAAGAAAACGGAAAATCCAAATACAAATGGAAAACCAGAGGCCAAACAAGTTTTTAGTTCATCTATTCTTGAGTTATCTAGCCTAAAATATTCAATGGCCTTATATTTTTTGGCATTAGAATATGCTTTTTGTGTAGGTTTCTTTTTGAATTTACTTTCAATATATGGCCAATATTTTTCGTCACAGAAACCTTCTTTATTGATTGTTTTGATACCAGTTCTAATTTCAGCACCAGCATCTTCGTTGATAGACTTCTCATACATTCTTTCATTGTAATAGATGAAAAGTCTTGATGGTCTAAATTCTGGCTTCTCTTTAGTAAACATACGATTATACATCAGAGTTGTTGATATGGCGTGTCCTGTGCAAGAACCAATATCACCCTGATCAACGATTGGCGGCATTTTATCGCGTAATGATACTTTAGAAGGAAGAAAATCTGCTAACGCTAAAGGACGAATTGCACCATATTTTTTATCTCTAAAATCAGGTTTATCTGGCCTCCAACCATATGATCTTTTCATTTAGACTTATCCTTTTTGAAGTCTGGCTTATTTGCTTTATCTAACGCTGATCTCAAAGCTTTAACTTTAGCTTGATTGAACTCAACATTTTTCTTGGCCATAATTTCTCTACTTGCCTTAGCAATCTGATCTCTGATATTTTTTGGATTAGGGTTATCATTAGCTTCAAGAAGAAATTCTTTGAATGTAAGGAGTTTCATTATTTCTTCTTCTTTTCTTTTACTTGATATAATTTTACGATTTTTGGTGGTGCTTTATCAGGGTCAATAGACATGTCAGTGCCTTTAGGGATAAATCTTCTATATTTAGTACCTGACATAGCCTTTTTCATCATTTTTTCAGTTGATGGATGAGGGCCAGCTTTAGCAATAGCTTCAGCATCATCAAATTCATATCCCGTATCTTGATCTCTATGTAATCCAGTTGGATATTTATCCACACCAGATTTTTTTGCTTCTGTAATAAATTCTTTGAGTGTTTTCATTTTAGGTGTGTCCTTCTAATTTTACATGACAGCCATTGATTATAGTATTTATCATTTATTAAACTGTCACGCATCAAAATCTCTTTGGATTCCCAATAGGTACACCAACCTTTTGATTTACACAGATGTAGTATCTCTTTCTTGATGGTATGGCCGGATAAAATATCTTCGTTCAATTGTTCATTAGAACCAGTATATTCTAACCAATCGGATGATACTCTTTTTCGTTTTTTCTTCTTATTCTTCTGATACGTCTTTGATTTAGTGAATAATTTCTTACCCACATATAACTTATCGTTTGTTGTGTTTGTAATCAGATATACAAATCCAACACTATCTTCAATCATATCTTCAGTAAATTCTTTTTCTTGATACAACCACATAAAAATATACTCCCATCTTTCAATGAGAGTATATTGTTATTCGTCAGAATCTTCCATATCTAGTGCGTCATCATCACTATATGTTTCAGCAGAACAGAATGGGCAGAACTTCGGATAACCCGAAGTTCCACTTAAATCAAACACTAGTCTATATTCTGATTCACACACATTACATACATTAATTTCTATTTCTTTTTTTGACATTTTTCTTCCTTATATTATTTCGCATCCTCCTGCGGCTGAACAAGCTAACTCTTGTGAACCAACAGTTTGGTCAGACTTCTCAAACTTTTCAAGACTTGACCAATCCACAATTTGAGGCATTTTTGCAAGTAACGCTTCATATTCATTTTCAGTGCAATCTTGGAATGGCATTTGTTGATATGAACTATCACTAAATGGAAGAAACGATACCCCAGACAATGAATCAAAATGTTTCCAACACCATGCACCAACTTCTGGCCATTCATGTTCTTTCACAGAAACCGTGATAGATGGTTTATGCTCACACCAACTATTTTGATACTTCAGCCATAGTTCAAGTTGTTCAATAGCAGACATATCTGTTCTGAAAATAGCATTATTTGGTGATTTCATTGGAAATGAGAATACCCAAGTATGGTCGGGCTTTGTTACATCATCCTCATATGGGAACCCCATTTCAACCATCATTTGTGCTAGTGGGTCTTTTTTATCACCACGCACGGTACGAATGTAGTATGGAGAATGTCTTGCGTGAATACCTGAAGCAGAATCTACAAGAGAAGAAACTGTTCCTGATGGTTTTACGCAAGTTGTTGCAGCAGATTGTGGAATACCAATTTTCTCTGCCCATTCCTTGTTTGTCTTGATTGCTACATCACGTAATGACATCAAGAAACTATCGTGTGTGTCCATATCATCATTTACCACACGATTCTTCCACCATGTACCATTGGTAAATTCATTGTCCATAATACCTGTGAGTGACACACCAAGAAGTCTTTCTTCTTCACAGTTTTCCTTCCACTTTTTGGAAATATACTTGAAGTTTGTTAGTGTAGATTGAAGTGTTCCGAGCATTGTTGCAAGACGAACTTTCTCTTGTAAATCTACTTCATTGTCAGATGCACGAACGACAACTTCTGTTAGATTGCAGAACTCACGATTACGAAGAATGATTTCTGAACATGGGTTTGTGCCAAAGTCATGGTTTGCATCACGACGACCAAACTTTTCTGCTTGCTTTTGTGATGCAGTTCTTGAGAAAATACCCCTCTCACCAGATTTTGATTCATAAAGTGAAAGCCACTCTTTCATGAATACACCAACATCAATCTTCTCTTTGGCAACATATGAATTGTTGGCCAATGCTCTCTGAACATTATCTTCCCACCATGCACCAGATTTTGCTGTACGCATACGGTCATCTGACAAATCAGATAGTGAAATAAGTGCAGAACGACGAACACCACCAACAACAACGATTTCTGCAATTTTACAGACAATATCATGGCATTCTAGTGATGTTAATTTACGACCAGCCGCCTTTTTAAAAATTGCTGTGCAGAACTTAAATAGTGCAACTAATGGCTCTGGTCCAGATGCACGACCACCAAATACTTTGAGTGGAGCACCAGCAGGACGAACTTTAGATACATCCCATCGTGGAATTTGGCCAGAATATAGTAATTGAATAAGTTCTTTTAGAGCTTTAGCCCAACCAAGTTTAGAATCCGCGACAACAATTGTTGTATCTGAATCATGAAATTCCTCAGCAACATATGGTAATTGGTCTGTATATTTTTGCTCCACAGAAAAACCTACACCTGTGCCATTCATTAGAATATATAGAATTTCGTCAAAAGAACGTGGGGAATCTACTGCTACATATGAACAATTCCCGGTCAAAATACCCCTTTCAATTACAAAATTATGATATTTTGGAACTTCAACACAGAACACGTCTT